GACCGTAAGCACCCGACCATTGTCACTGAGTACATGGGAGAGTGTAAACGCAACACTCAGCCATGGCAGTCCCACCCTACCCGCATGCTTCGCCACAAGACGCTGATCCAGTGCGCGCGTCTGGCCTTTGGTTTCGCTGGCATCTTCGACCAGGACGAGGCAGAGCGAGTTATTGAAGGAACAGCGGCAGAGGTTCATGCGGGCCATGAATCAGATAGCCGTCGTCCGAACCTGATCGCAAAAGGCGAGTCTGCCGCGCGTCTTGGAACCGTTAAGTATCAAGAGTTCTGGGTGGCGCTGAGCGCTGAGGAGAAGCAGGTAATTGGCGCAGTTGAGAAGCGACGCATGTATGACATGAGTCTTGCTGTCGACAACGCCGAGCCTGTCAATGTCGCAGATGCGGAGGCTGAATGATGGAGCAACGCACCCCTGAATGGTTTGCTGCGCGCTGCGGCAAGGTCACTGCCAGTCGACTGGCTGATGTCATGGCCCGGACTAAGTCGGGCTACTCCACCAGCCGCCAGAACTACATGGCCGAGCTGATTTGTCAACTACTGACCGGGAAGATGGAGGAAGGTTTTTCGAATGCCGCGATGATGCGTGGCACTGAACTTGAGCCAGTGGCGCGCGAAATGTACGCGCTGAATGAGTTCGATGCAGAAATCACTGAAGTTGGACTCATTGATCACCCAAACATACCCGGATTCGCAGCCAGCCCGGACGGACTTGTTAACGGCGACGGGCTTATCGAAATCAAATGCCCCAACACTTGGACCCATCTTGAAACGCTGAAAACTGGCGAGCCAAAGCGCCAGTACATGCTGCAAATGCATGCACAGATGATGTGTACCGGGCGGAAATGGTGTGATTTCGTTAGTTTCGATGATCGCCTGCCGCCTGACCTCGCCTATTTCAAGAAGCGCATTCATTTCGATGAAGAGCTGGCGCGCGAAATCGAGTCTGAGGTTAAGAGCTTCCTTGCAGATCTGGAATCTGAAATTCAGAAAATCACAGAGCGTGCAGCATGAAACGCACACCCTTTTACCGCAGGCCCGGGCGAACCGGGCAATTCTCCGGCCTCCGTGAACGCGTTATCTGGATGATTCAGACGCGCGGCCGCCCGATCACCGGCAGCGAAATCGCCGAGAAGTTTGGCGTAACGCTCATCGAGTTTAACCGGGTTGCCAACGGCATCACTCGCGGCACCGGGCAGATAGCGCAGATCGTTGAGTCAAAAATGGCTCAACGAGGACGGTATCTGCGACCGGACATTCGACCTCGTGACGAAGCCGAAGGTTGTAACGCCACAGGGTAAATCGCGGCTGTTCACCCGGCGCGCCATAGAGCAATCGCAGGAAGGCAGACGGCAGGAGTGCATTGAACGTGCCGCCCGCCGTAGCCGCCTGATTGCTCAGGGCCTGTACATCGACGAAATGGAGTCCATCCTATGACTCACGCTCACGACGACATCAGGGTTGGCACTCTGTGCATTCCCTTCATTGGTAACGGCTGGCTAATGCCATGGGGTGAAGTGGTCAGCAATCCATTAAAGGCGCAGCGGCTCGCTGAGGAATATCGGGAAAGGCAGGAGGTGGCATGACAGATGCAACAATATTGGACATGTGCTGCGGGTCGCGCATGTTCTGGTTCGACAAACAGGACGAGCGCGCGGTTTTCAGTGATATCCGCGCCGAGCAGCATGAACTTTGCGACGGCCGCCAGTTAATCATAAGCCCGGACCTTATAGCTGATTTCCGTGCCCTTCCCTTTGCCGACAACACCTTCCCTGTGGTCGTGTTCGATCCGCCACACCTTGAGCGCGTCGGAGATAACGCGTGGATGGGGAAAAAGTACGGCAGACTGAACAAAGAAACATGGCGCGATGATTTGCGCGCCGGGTTCTCAGAGGCATTCCGGGTGTTGTGGCCACACGGCGTACTCATCTTCAAATGGAACGAAACTCAGATCCCGGTTAGCAATATCCTGGCGCTGACTGACGAGAAGCCGGCCATATGGCAACGAACAGGAAAAGCCGACAAAACCCACTGGGTTATTTTTGTGAAAGGCGGCGCGAAATGACAGGAAAATACTCTCTTATCTACGCTGATCCGCCCTGGTCTTACGGCAACACCATCAGCAACGGCGCCGCCGCCGACCACTACTCCACTATGAAGCTCATCGACATCAAGCGCCTCCCGGTGTGGGAACTTGCTGCCGAAAACTCGGTGCTGGCGATGTGGTACACCGGAACGCATAACCAGGAGGCTATCGAACTGGCCGAGGCCTGGGGATTTACCGTTCGCACGATGAAGGGCTTTACCTGGGTGAAGTTTAACCAGAACGCGGAACTTCGCATCAACAAGGCGCTGGTCGAGGGTGTAGTCACCGACTTTTACGACTTCCTCGATCTGCTTAACGCCGAGACGCGCATGAACGGCGGCAACCACACCCGGGCCAACACCGAAGACTTACTGATTGCTACCCGCGGCGCCGGGCTGGAGCGAAAGCATGCCGGGATTAAGCAGGTAGTATACAGCCCGCTCGGCGCGCACAGCGAAAAGCCCTGGGAAGTTCGCCACCGGCTGGAGCTGCTTTACGGTGATGTGCCGCGCATTGAGCTATTTAGCCGCAGCGCGGCGCCAGGCTGGCATCACTGGGGAAATCAGTGCGCCACCGCCGCGGTAGAACTGCTGCCCGGGTGCGCCATCCAAGTTGTGAAAACGGAGGCCGCATGACGCCAGAAACTGACAACGCCATCAGCGCCGCCTGCCGCCGCTGCACCGAAGAAATCCAGCAGGCCATGCGCAAGAAGCCAAAGCCAAACTGGAACGAAACGGCGCCTCCCATCATCAACAAGCATCACAAGAAAATTGAAGCTCTGGGAGTTAGCCTCCTGGAGTTCGTCGTATACACAGGTCGGCTTAATCGCCGCTTCGGAGTTGAATCGTGAGTGAAGAAATTAAGCCCTGCCCTTTCTGCGGGCGCAAAGCTGAGTGGATGAGTCATCAATTTAACGGGATTGATTTCTGTGGTTATCAAATAGCTTGCACGAGCCCATCATGCCAAGCGACCGGTCGATTTTCAGGCCAAAGGCAAAAGGCTCTTGCAGCCTGGAACAACCGGCATGGAGAAAAGTCATGACATCGCAAAACACCAGGTCGCTAAAGCGGCCTTTTTTATTGCTGGCGTTCATCTACAACCGAATTAACCGACAGTTCCGGGAGCATTGACCATGGATATCATCTATACCGCAGCAGAGATTGAAGAGCTTCAGCGTAACGCTGCCCTTTCCGCTCACCGCATCGACCGCAACGCCGTATCAGCTGAGCGTTGTGAAGAATGCGAAGAACCAATTCCTGAGCCGCGGCGCGCTGCCGTACCCGGCTGCCAGACGTGCGCTGAGTGCCAGGGTGTTATCGAACTGAGGAATAAGCAGAGGGGGGTGTGATGCCAGATATCACTCGTGAGGAGGTAGAAAAACTGCTTTCTTACAATCCGGAAACTGGTGAGTTTAGATGGAAGATCAAATGGGGAAATCAGTCTGCCGGTAATTTAGCAGGAAATACTGACAGACTTGGTTATCTCACCATCCAAGTGCACAGGAAGCTTATTAAGGCCCACCGAATAGCATTTCTTCTCATGACTGGAAGTTGGCCGAAAAGTTACATCGACCACATAAATAGAAACCCTCGAGACAACAGATTCTGCAATTTACGCGAAGTAACCCCACTCCAAAACACCATGAATCGTTCCGTCGCATCAAACAACACTTCCGGTGTCGCAGGAGTTTCTTATGAGGAGAGAAGAGGAAAGTGGCGAGCTCACATCAAGGTGAACGGAAAAATGAAAAGCCTTGGATATTTCAAGCAAAAAGAAGATGCGATAGCGGCCAGAAAAAAAGGTGAAGAAACTCACTTCGGCGAATTTTCAGCACGATAAATACAGATCGCTGCGCGCCCAGCGTGCGGCGTAAGGAGAATTATGAGCACCATTCAGGACATAAGAAACCAGCTATCAACCCTGGTCACCGAGGCGCACAAAGTGGCGTGCTCCCTCGATATAGGTGACGAGCGAACAGAGGCCTTTGAGCTATATGAAGCGCTTCGCCGACTTCAGCGGCAGGGCGCCGCCGGAGAAATTCTCTCAGCAACCAACCCTCTTCTCGCCTCGCCATATTACGACGAGGACTGGGACGAAGATGAAGACGAATGACGCAACTGATAGCCAGTTATGAGCTGGCTATTGGGTGCGAAAGCACTGCTCCGTTATCCCCCATTTCGCCCGGCCCCGCGCCGGGTTCTTTTTTGCCTGGAGACACCCATGAGCGACATTATTCAGCTGGTACCAAACAAATGGGTCACAGAGGAACTTTTAACTGCGACAACCGGCATGTCAAAGCACATGATTCAGCATGCCCGCCGGTCTACCTGGATGGAGGGAAAGCATTATCGCCATGTTGCCCCTGATATGGCACCTAAGCAAAACAGCCCAATCATGTATAACCGCGATGAGATAAACCACTGGATCGAGCACCAAAGCCCAGCGAAACGCCGGAGAATATCTGCTTAAATGTCCTTTGGCACATCAAACGAGGAATGATTATGGCAGCATACCCAACAGGCGTAGAGGTTCATGGCGAATCGTTACGCATATGGTTCATATATCAGGGAAAGCGTGTCAGGGAAAATCTCGGCGTTCCTGACACGCCAAAAAACAGGAAAATGGCAGGCGAGCTTCGGGCTTCAGTCTGCTTTGCGATAAAGACAGGCACATTCAATTATGCCTCGCAATTCCCTGATTCATCGAACGCAGAGAAATTCAGCACTGTCAGAAAGCAAATCTCACTACTTGAACTGAAATCGAAATGGCTTGGGCTTAAGGAGATGGAGCTTAGCCTCGGGACGTTGAGGCGTTACGATTGCCACCTCACAACCACTATCGAAACAATTGGTGAGCACAGGTATATCGGCAGCCTGAACACTGAAGATATCCTTAGTGCCAGGAAGGAGCTACTGAACGGCTGGCAGAAAACCAGGCATGGACTGAATCATCCACCCAAAAAAGGAAGAAGCGTTCCTACCGTCAATAGTTATATGGCATGTCTTGGCGGGATGCTTGGCTTTGCTTTCAAAAGTGGCTATCTGAAAACCGATCTGATGGCAGGCATCTCCCCGCTCGCAAAAGAAAGGCCCATTCCAGACCCTCTGACTTCTGACGAGTATCAGCGAGTGATCGCGGCCTGCCCAACCCAGCAGTTTCAGAATATGGTTATCTTTGCGGTTAATACAGGCGTCCGGCATGGGGAGCTTAGCGCATTAGCCTGGGAGGATGTGGACACTGTTAACTGGACAGTTACAGTGTCACGTAACTATTCCATGAAGGGTAACTTCACCCTGCCCAAAACCAATGCCGGGATTCGGACTATACAGTTGACCCAGCCAGCAATTGACGCGCTTAAAGCGCAGATGCCACTGACCAGAATGATGGCGTCACACAAGGTAAGCGTCAGCCTACGGGAATACAAAAAAAAGAGAACCGATGAATGCACCTTTATATTCTCGCCGTCCATTACTTCAATGAACGGTAAGAAGACGATGTGCTACGTCCCCGGATCCATTAATTCAGCCTGGCGCACTGCCCTGCGTCGTGCAGGCGTCCGACAAAGACGGTCTTATGAAACCAGGAACACATATGCGTGCTGGGCACTGGTCGCCGGAGCGAACCCAAATTTCGTTGCGCACCAGATGGGCCATTCGTCAGCGCAAATGCTATTCACGGTTTACGGTAAATGGATGACCGAGAATAACCATGACCAGGTGGGCCTTTTGAACGCATCATTTACTCAAAATGCCCCACTGATGCCCCATAGAAAAACCGCATAACCTTAACTATCTGATTTAACATATTAATATCACTTCAATCATGATTCATCTGGATGAGCAAGGTCGGCTCTTTTGCCTTTAGCTTCCTGCCGGTAATGTTCTGTATCGCCATTCCTCTGGGTCTGGCGCGCGAAAATAAAGGCGTGGCGGCGTTTGCGGGCTTCGTTGGCTATGCGGTCATGAACCTTGCGGTTAACTTCTGGCTGACTGCCAAAGGGATCCTGCCCACGACCGACGCGGCGGTACTGAAAGCCAATAACATTCAGAGCGTGATTGGTATTCAGTCCATCGATACCGGGATCCTTGGAGCCGTGATCGCGGGGGTGATTATCTGGATGCTGCACGAGCGCTTCCACAACATCCGCCTGCCCGATGCGCTGGCCTTCTTCGGCGGGACCCGCTTTGTGCCAATCATTACGCTGGTTGTGATGGGTCTGTTTGGTCTGATCATCCCTCTGATTTGGCCGATTTTTGCCATGGGGATCACCGGTATCGGCCGCATTATCAATGGCGCGGGTGATTTCGGCCCGATGATTTTCGGTACGGGTGAACGTCTGCTGCTGCCATTTGGTTTACAGCACATCCTGGTTGCCCTGATCCGCTTTACCGAAGCCGGCGGTACCATGGACGTTTGCGGTCATTCCGTTAGCGGTGCGCTGACCATCTTCCAGGCCCAGCTGAGCTGCCCGACCACTCACGGCTTCTCTGAAAGTGCGACGCGTTTCCTCTCTCAGGGTAAAATGCCTGCCTTCCTCGGCGGCCTGCCGGGCGCAGCGCTGGCGATGTACCACTGTGCCCGTCCGGAAAATCGTCATAAAATTAAAGGTCTGCTGATCTCCGGCGTTATTGCCTGCGTGGTGGGCGGTACGACAGAACCTATCGAGTTCCTGTTCCTGTTCGTAGCGCCGGTACTGTACCTCATCCACGCCGTACTGACGGGCCTGGGCTTTACCGTGATGGCTGTGCTCGGTGTGACCATCGGTAACACCGACGGTAACGTGATTGACTTCGTGGTCTTCGGTATCCTGCACGGTCTGTCCACCAAGTGGTATCTGGTGCCGGTTGTGGCCGCCATCTGGTTCGCGGTTTACTACGGGATCTTCCGCTTCGCCATCACCCGCTTTAACCTGAAAACGCCTGGCCGCGATACCGATACGGCCACCAGCGTTGAACAGGCGGTAGCTGGTACCGTTGGGAAATCCGGATATAACACGCCGGCTATTCTGGCGGCGCTGGGCGGTGCGGATAACATTACCTCTCTGGATAACTGCATCACCCGCCTGCGTTTATCGGTGGCGGACATGTCCAAAGTGGATACCAACGCACTTAAAGCTAACCGGGCTATCGGCGTGGTACAGTTAAATCAACACAATTTGCAGGTCGTCATTGGCCCGCAGGTACAGTCAGTGAAGGATGAGCTGGCAACCCTGATGCGAACCGTCGAAGCCTGA